ATCTGTACTCTGCATTTACAGCTGCTGAGTATTGTTTATTATCTGCAGCCATATCAGCAAATCTTTCTAATCTTCTATACCTACGAATTTTGTTTCTCTCGTATTTTGAGGATGCCTCTTCAAGTTTTTTATCAAGATATTTACATATGTGTGGATTGAGTTTTCTGTTAGTTAATCTACTTGCAATAACTGAATAATCATTATCGTTCTTACATTCATATTTTGCTTTTCTTAAAGCATCTGATTTAGTTATCTCACCCCAATTGGCTACTAATATATCAACAAACATCTTCTGTTTGATTGTAAGATCCTTGTCTGTTCGTAGTTCTTTCTTTTTCAATCCTGGCATTTTTTTATTAT